GTACTAGTTCTACATATTCTGTTTAAACGATAGTTCAAAACCTTGAATAAAGGCTCTGAGGATTGACTTCGTCAATTCCCATTGCTGAGCATTGGTAGCGTCCGCTAGGTCGCTGGACAATACTGCGTGCCCTTTTGGCAACGATAGTTGACTAAGACGGCACATACCCTTTACCGCTTCCCAAGCCTGATCCTGTCGGTGAAAGCTTGAGAAAACAGAGGGGTGGTGCTTCATTGCATCTATTAGTAAATGACTCAATGGAGATTGTAACACATTCAGCCAATAGTCTGATAGTGTTACATGACGGGCTTTGTTACCCATTTCTGGGATAACTTCGGCTCGTAATACTGGCGTAGCACAGGATTCTTTCCATGCTACGTACAGTATTTGGGATCCAGTAGCTTCATCAAGCCCTCTGAATCTTCCAGGCTGCTCCTTTATTAAGTAGTAGCTCTCTAAAAACTCCTGTTCCGGTGGGACAGGAATTTTTCTAAACAAAGTCTTCCAAAGTGGAATACCACCCAGGTGCTTTGCGAGACCAAATGGAGTATCCTCCATTTTGTCTTCAATCGGTACTATAAGGAGTATCCTCCTCATAGCTTCGATCACGGCTTTTGCCTGACCTCCTTTGGAGATTGGGTGGCCGAATTCTCCTGATGATGTCACAGATATATGACTTTCACCAGGATTTAACTTAGGACGGATTTTTCTACAGATTGATCCAATCCTTCGTGCCGCCATAGATAGTTTAAATATAAACTCCTGTGGCGGAGCATAGTTAGATTGAAGAACATTTTTGAACTTCTCTCTAGCTGCTAACTCAGTAGGTAGGCCCATATATGGCATCTGCCTAGTAGAGGTAAGATGTGCAACGTGTTGCATTAGCAGCATATTGCAATCTCCATGGTATACCCTATTAATATATGGTATACCATTTAACAGCCTAAAAATATTGTTTTTGGCTGGTACCTGTAGATCTCCTATCGTAGATGTACGGGCTAATGTGTGGAACAGATAGTTTGTCCATTCCTTCCATTGATCCACTAGGTCCTTCAGATTTGTCGAACCTACGGAAAATATCTTCCTTACAAGTTTTCTTATAAGGAAGATCTCACTAGAGTTGACCAAGAATACCTGTTCATCTGCTAGCCAAAGAGAATCGACGAGTCCATGTATGATCTCTTCAATTCTTTTAAAGTGACTTACTGGCCTACTGACCAGTACATCGCTTAACCTCTTCCCTAGACCAATGTCTCGGGTGAGGATCCTCTTTATACCCGACTTTTGTCGGTTATTAAAGTATTTTTCCGTTTTCTGAAACTGTTGTTTCATTAAGGACTTACCCTTGTAGGTCTCCGATAGAAGACTTCCATGGGGCATCTTATAGAAGAGCCTATTAGCTCTATCTATAGGGTTTGGGTTTCCCAGAACCGGCAATAGTCGGTCCCAAGGGGAACTTTTCCGGTCCTTACCAACACAGTCCCTAAGGATTTGTGCTTGGATAAGTTCGCCGACGAAGTTCATGCTTTGATTTTA